TAGAGCGGTAAATGATTACATAAAATCCTTAGATTTAGAACCGTACGAAAACCCCAATGAGGTTCCTAACTCACAATATAAGCCGCCAAAAACCTTTGATAAAACCGTTAACACAGTAAACAGATATGTTAATAATGGAATCGACAAGAACAAAATCACAAGCTCTGTCAAAAAGAACATCGATTCTTTGATAAATTATTTAAGTACTTATAGATTCGGCCACCAAATCAATACTTATTCATCACAGACAGACAGAGAGTTGTTCGAAAGTAGCTTCATAAGGTACTCTCACGATAAACCAGATTTATCTCAAGAAGAAGTAGACCAATACATAGTCCTTTCTACAGAAGTTATTATTGCCGCCAGCATTCAAAGAAGGACAGAAAGACTTCAGACACTGCTTGATACGGCGGCGGAAGACACAGAAGGGAGACGCATTGCCATGGCTCTTGTAGATGCCATCAGCTCTGCCCAGACAGAGTATAACCAATGCATCAACAGGCAACAAAAACTTCTAGAGTCTTTAAAGCAAAAAAGAAGCGATATACTTAAAAACAAGATCAAAGAAAACGCAAGCGTGCTAAACCTTGTCCAGCTATGGAAAGAAGAGGAAACCAGAAAAAGACTAATACAGCTAGCGAATATAAGAAAAAAAGCTGTGGCAGACGAGATAGAAAATCTAGCTGGCATGGACGAAATTAAATGCAAAATTATGGGGCTAAGTAAGGGAGAGATTTTAGATGAGTAAAGTCATCGTGCCAGAACCAATTTGCCAAGCTTGTCAAAAACAGTTTGAAACCCACAGGCAACTACACGCACATCTTAAAGCTCACGATTTAAGAGTCGTAGGATATTATCAAAAATATTTTCCAAGGTACGATCTTCACAACAACGACATTATTAAGTATAAAACCTTAGAACAATACTTTTCGACAGACTTTAACTCTAGGACCAACCTTCGTCTCTGGCTCAAATCAGTGCCGAAAGAAGAAGCTGTGACTTACTGTAAAAATATTCTATTAAAAAGAAAAAACGACAAAGGTCTTATTTATACCCCCACCCAAGTAGAGCTTAGAACAATACTCTCGCCGCCTATTCAATACTTAAGAGATATCTTAGACGGATATTATAAGGTTTGCGAAGAAATGGGGTTCAAAAACAAATATCAATTACCCACGGAAATAGTTGAAGGCAAAGAATACGCAAAGCCACAGTATTCTATACACGTAGACACAAGAGAACAGTTGCCCTTAAAGTTCGACGATTATCGCACTAGATCTACAACACTATCGGTGGGGGATTATACTTTTAGCGAACCAAAATTAACATGTAATTGCTATATAGAAAGAAAATCTTTAGCTGACTTTATTTCTACTATGAGCGTTAAAAACCTAGATAGATTTGAAAAAGAAATAACAAGAGCTAAAGAAGAAGATATTAATTTAATTGTTTTAGTAGAAGATACTTTGGCTCATGCGGTTAGTTTTAAGTTCCTACCACATATATCCAAAAAAATAAAAGCAACACCAGAATATATATTTCATAACGTAAGAGAACTAATACAAAAATATTCGCACATTCAATTTCTATTTGTGGGCGGAAGAAAAGAGGCGGAAAGAGTTATTAAAAAAATATTCTTTAGCGGATGTGCGTATAAAAATATAGACCTTCAATATGCGTACGATACGAAAGCTTTATAATGTGGTACTGCCCTGAAAAATACAAAATAGAGCCAGAAAACATCAATAAAAAGATGTTAGAAATGAAAGGCTTTTTGTCCGATAGAGAAGCGAAAATAACTTTAGCAAAGTTTATGCAAGCCAATCTAGGCTTCACCACTGAGTTGATATCAGGAATTAAGCTTGCAACATATCAAGAGGTGACTCTTCGCGGCATGATGAATAGAAACTTTACGATGTGCGTGTGGGGACGTGGTTGTGGTAAAACTTTTATAGCTTCGGTTTTTTGTTTTCTCCAATGCATATTTAATCCCGGAACCAAGATACTTGTCGCTGGCCCAACATTTCGTACGGCAAGATTTATATTTAGTAATTTAGAAAAAATGGTAGAGTCAAAGGGCGCAGAATTGTTGGCTCAATGTTTTGGCGCAAAAATAAAACGTAATGACCAATTTGAGTGGTCTATCAATGGGGGGACAATAACAGCTATTCCTCTTAACGGCGAAAAGATCCGTGGTTTTCGCGCTAATGTTCTTTTGCTAGATGAGTACCTTTTATTGCCAGAAGACTTAATCAATACGGTTCTTATGCCGTTCTTGGTAGCGCCCCAAAACATGAAAGAGCGTATTGAAATTAGAGAAATGGAAGATAAGCTAATTAAGTCTGGACACATGACGGAGGAAGAAAGAATTATATTTGAAAATGATTCAAAAATGATAGCGCTATCTTCCGCGTCCTATACGTTTGAGAATTTATACAGAACCTACAAAGATTGGGGAAACCATATTTACGAAGATAAACAATCAGAGTCTTCGTATTTTATATCACAAATGGGGTACGAGGCATTACCTGAACACATGATTGATCAAACTATTATTGAGGCAGCCCAAGACGGAGGAACATCTAACGCTTCTTTTCAACGTGAGTATTGCGCTATGTTTACGGATGGAAGCGATAGTTATTTTAGTGCTATAAAAATGCATGCATGTACCGTTCCGGACGGAGAAGAGCCGACGACCCTTGTAAAGAGAAAGCAGGATAAAAAATATGTAGTTGGCATTGACCCCAACATGAGCGATAGCCCAAGCGCTGATTATTTTGGTATAGCTATAATGGAGATTGATGAAGAAAAAGAAACGGCCACCTTGGTTCATAACTATGCGGGTTTGGGCAACTTAAATAAACACGTGCAATATCTTTATTATATATTAGAGAACTTTGATCCAGTTTTGATTTCTGTTGATAACGCTGGGTCAGACATGTTTCTTGACGCAGCTAACAACTCTAAGCTTTTTCTGGATAATAGGGTTAATTTAAAAACAATTGAATTTGATTCCAATAAGGAAGGCACAGATTATGTTAAACAAGTGAGAGATTTTAAAAGAGCATATAACAAAGAAAATAGACAAATAGTGTTTAATCAGGTCTTTTCAAGCGATTGGATAAGGAAGGCTAACGAGCTTTTGCAGGCCAATATTGACTACAAGAAAATATGGTTTGCCTCTAGAACATCCGCAAATGGCTCAGAATTTAACAAACAAAGCACTTATAAAATTAATTTAAAACAAGTTAACGAAGATAATTTGGGAATGTTCATAGAAACTCAAGATGATTTAATATACCAAGTCAAAAGACAATGCGCGCTGGTCGAAGTTAAAACCACGGCTAGAGGGACCCAGACGTTTGACCTCCCCCAGCATTTAAAGCGAAATACTAGCGCAAATAGAGCCAGAAAAGATAACTATACAGCTTTACTGCTTGCTAACTGGGCAGTGAAATGTTACTTTGATATGCAAAATTATAAGTTAAACGAAGGAAGTGCGACATTTACACCAAGAATGGTGTAATGTAGAATAAGATTTAATTAAAAAAAACAGGCTAAAAAAATCTAAAATGAACGAAAAGAAAGAAACCTCGAAAGGCGCTGCACCAAAAAAGCCAAGGAAGCCAAGAACGGCCAAGAAAAAGGAGCAAACTATTTCCGCAGAACCGCTAATGACGTCTACAGCTTCATACGAAACCGTGGCTCACTTGGACTCCGGGGCCACTACTTACAGAAGAAATAAATCGGCATCAATAGAAAGAACAGATAAATTTACAAATATCGAAACAGGATTAATACCGTTCAAAACTTACACTGGCTCGGGACAAAGCGGTATATCTATTAGAGACGCAATAATTTTATGCCAAAAAGCATATTACAATTTTTCAGTGTTTCGAAACACTATTGATCTAATGACAGAATTTTCCTCAAGCGAAATTTATTTTGAGGGTGGCAGCAAGAAGTCTCAGAAATTTTTTGAATCTCTTTTTAAAAAAATAAACGTCTGGGACCTGCAGGATAGATTTTTTAGAGAATATTATAGATCTGGAAATGTTTTCTTTTATAGATTTGACGCCAAGCTCAAGCCTGCAGACATTAAAAAAATA